GTGGGTATCTCAAGGCTCCTCCGATCTTCATCGCCAACCTGATCAAGGGCGTCGATGACGCTCTCTGGATGCGTCAATTGGGAACACAAATCCCGGTTAATGGTGCTGACTCGATCGGCGTTCCAACGCTTGACACAGACATCGCAGATGCCGATTGGACGAGCGAGCTGGAAACGGGCACGGCTGATAGCGCCCTGGCATTCGGGAAGCGTGCCATGGAAGGGCACCCTCTCGCGAAGCGGATTCTGATCTCTCGGAAACTGCTCCGTAACACGGCATTGAGCGCCGAATCGATTGTGCTCCAACGCCTAACCTACAAGTTCGCCGTCACTCTCGAAAAGGCGTATCTGACAGGCTCGGGTGTTGATCAGCCTCTTGGTGTATTCACCGCCTCTGAAGATGGGGTTCCGACCTCTCGGGATGTATCAGAAGACAACAGCATTACCGCTCTGTCCTTTGATGGCCTGATCTCTGCGAAGTATTCTCTCAAGGGTCAATATTGGGAGAAGGCGGACTGGATGTTCCATCGGGATGTCATGAAGACCGTTTCCAAACTCAAGGACAACGACGGGCAATACCTGTGGCGTGCATCGGTTCGCGATGGCGAGCCAGACACGATCCTCGGCCGCCCGGTCCGATCCAGCGAATTTGCGCCTAACACTCTGACCACTGGTCAATATGTTGGGATGCTCGCTGATTGGGGCAATTACTGGTACTTGGACAGCATGAATTTTGAGCTACAACGCTTGAATGAGCTGTACGCGGAAACCAATCAGATCGGCTATATTGGCCGCTATGAGGGTGACGGCGCACCAGTCTTGGCGGAAGCCTTCGCACGCATCAAGCTGGCTTAATCGCCTCGGGTCTAGGTTAAGCAGCCTGGACCCGGCAACCAGCCTTACAACAAGGAAAGCACGCAATGAAAGACCTCCATTCTGATATCGCCCTAGCGCGGGCTCTTTCGCCGATCAACGTCGGTGGGAACGATGCGCAGGTTTCTGAAATTGTCGATCGCGCTGGATTTGAAGCCCTCACGTTTGGAATTCAAACCGGCGTCCTCTCTGATTCCGATGCCACTTTCGCGGTGTTGGTTGAAGACGGCGACGCATCGAATATGTCCGATGCCGCTGCTGTGGCAGACGCGAAGCTGATCGGCACCGAAGCCGGCGCAGCCTTCACGTTTGCGAACGATAACGACCAGATCAAAATCTCCTACAAGGGTGAAAAGCGATACGTCCGTATCACGATCACCGCAACTGGCAACGTGGCTGCAACTGCACTGACCGTCATCGCTGTAGTAGCTATCCTGGGTTATCCACGGACCGCTCCGAAGTCGACCCAGATCACTTGATCTAACTAAGACCCCCTGCCCCTAAAAGGTCGGCCGCATTTTGCCGCCGGCCTTTTTTGGCTTTACCGAGGAATTCAGCCCATGAAAATCAAACTCAGAAACGCTTATTGTGGCCCGAAGGGGAATTTCCCAGCCGGCTCAATCATCGATGTCGATTCCAACGAGGCCCGCCAGTTTGTCTCCGGCGGATATGCTACGCTGCACAAGGGGACGGTTGAGAACACGGCCGCCAAGCCTACTCCGGAAACGACAGAGGGTGCCAAGGCTGGAAAGCCAGCGACCAAAGCCAAGGCTAAGACGAAGACCAAAGCCAAAGGGTCTGTTCCGGCAGCAGCATCGGACGAAACAAAAGATATCCCTGCTCGCGTTAAACCGCCTGCGCCACCTGCATAAGTGAGGCACCATGCGCCTGCGAAATCATAAGCGGACGGCAGCTCCAGCCACTACGCCAATCACGGTCTCTGAGGTCGAAGATCATCTCAGGATCGCGGGGCTAACGGACACTTATGAGCAGGCGCTAATCGAGAGCCTGATCACTTCCGCCGTAGACCTTGCCGAGAAATACACCCGATCGGCTTTCATAACTCAGACCTATACCGGGAAAGTGGATGACCTTGCCGCGGAGATCATGCTGCCCTTCCCACCCCTGGTCTCAATCACTTCTGTGAACTACCAGGATACCGACAACGCTGATCAGACCTTGGCAACAACTTACTACGAGGCTGATACGTTTAAGGTTCCCGGCCTTTTAAGGCGCAAGCACAACCAATCCTTTCCTACGGTACTGGCACACCCCTCATCCGTGACGATCGTCTGGGTGGCTGGCTATGGCGCAGCAACGGCCGTTCCTGATGCGATTAAGCAGGCTCTAGCTGCTGGTCGGCCAATGGTACGACAACCGAGAAAACCTGACCGATTCCAGTATGCGAGAGATGCCTTTCGCGTGCCGTGCCCTGCTCGATCTGCATCGACTTCCCGAGGTCTGGTGAATGCCGGCCGGCAAGCGCGATCAGCGCATCCAGTTTCAGTCTAAAGAGCGCATCGATGATGGCGGCGGTGGCGGTGCGATCGATTGGCAAGATCGGTACACCCGAGTCATCCACGCTCATATTGAGCCGTTCGCCGGTCCCGAGGCTCTGTCCATGATGCAGGTCGAGGAGCGCGGTCTTTACGAGATTACAATTCATAACGTGCGGACGATCACCATTCACGATAGGATCACCTGGATATCCAACGGTTCTAAGATACTTGTGATTAAGGATTTGAGAGATGCCGGCTCAAGCGACAAGGAACGCACGATCATCGCCCAGGAAGGCCCCGTCCAGCCCGACTCGGTCTAACCATGGCCGGTAAGACCGGGATCACAGGACTCAGCCGTCTAACGCGCGTCCTGCGCCGTATCCCCGAAGCCACAAAAGACGACCTCCGTGAGAATATTCGCTTCGCTGCCGATCGCGTGCTGCGAGAAGCTCGCCGGCGCGTCGGTCCACTATCCAGAAAGACGGCCTCGGCGCTCCGTGTCGTGATCACCCGTAAGGGCATGACGGCGCGGATCGGCATCATCGGCAAGCGTGCCCAGCGAAAGGCGCATGTTTATCGATGGCTCGAATACGGCACAGCGCCTCACTCCCTCAAGAGCGGGTCCAGGCTGGCAAGTACACGCCACAGCAAAAAGGCGTCTGCAGGTGCCGGCGCGGGAGGTATGCACCCTGGCCAGCCGGCGACGCCCTGGTTGTTTCCCGCGTATCGGGCGACTAAGAATGCTAATGTTCGGATGATAAGCAAATCCATTGAGCGAACCCTAAGAAGGGCCGGGAGGGGAAAATGAGCGACGTTGGCTGGGAACTACAGAAGGCGGTTTACACAAAGCTGTCCGCAGTAGGCGCATTGAGCGGCAAGGTATTCGACACCCCGCCTGTCGGAACGGCCCCGCCATATGTCACGATCGGCGAAGATACTGTCTCGCCCTTTGATACCGATCCGGGTGCCGCCGGCGATTCCGGCAACGGTTTCGATGCGACGATCACAATCCATTCCTGGTCACGCTATGAGGGGCACAAAGAAACCAAGGAGCTGCTCGCTCATGTGTACACCGCGCTCCATCAGCAGACCTTGACCGTCACAGGATTCACTCAGGCCTTTTTATTATTCGACTTTGCCGATAGCATGAGGGACCCGGATGGTGTCACCCGGCATAGTGTGGCCCGGTATCGAATAGCCCTAACAAGTGACAGTTGAAGAAACAATTTTCTGCGTTGCCCCAGGCCCCACGATCGCAGACATAGACCTCGAGCCATTGCGCGATCGCCGAGTCCTCGGCATCAAGTGGGGCTTCAAAGCAGCCCCCTGGTGTGAAGCTGTCTGGTCGACCCATGCGGTCAAGTTCTACCGGGATCAAGAGGTCAAGGATTTCCTGGCCGCCCACCCTGATTGCAAACCCTACACAATGCGGACTAAGCCGGAAGGCGGTGGCGATCGGGGAATCGAAACCCTCGAGCTTGCCCAGCAGTTCGGCCTCTGTACTGACCCTGGCGGCGTCGCCTTCGGAAAGAACTCTGGGCACAGCGGTATCAATCTGGCCTATCACATGCTCGAGCATAAGGACGAGCGATCGCGGATCGTGTTGCTTGGCTACGATATGCAAAGGGTCGCAGGAAAGAGCCATTTTCACCGCGATGAACCGACTACTCCGGTCTGGCAATACAGAAACATTTTTGTTCCGGCTTTTCACGACCTCGCAAAAGAGTTACAAATACGGGGTATCGAGTGTCTGAACGCCACACCTGGAAGTGCGCTCGACGCTTTCCCGCACGTCGAATTTAAGGACGTGCTTTAATCCAAGGAGGCTCTTATGGGCGAAGGTTTCTCAGGCCGGTCGATGCTATTAAAGATGGGAGATGCGGCATCTCCCGAAGTATTCACAGCGATCGGGGGCATCCAAACGAAGTCGCTCTCGATCAACAACAACCCGTCTGACGTATCAGACGACACGGCCGGATATCAAAAGCTCTTGGCCGATGGCGGCATCCAGTCGATGGAAATCTCTGGAAGTGGCCTCGTTAAGACGGGCACACAGTACCTCGCTTTGAAGGCGGCCGCTGTGGCGCGAACGGAACACAATTATCAACTGACAAACGGCCTCGGCGATACCTTCGAGGGTACGTTTGTGATCACTAGCATGGAAGAAGGCGGGCCTCACGCAGACGCTCAAACCTTCTCAATGAGCATGGGATCAAGCGGTTCAATCACTTACACCGCACCTGCATAATAATCTGCACTTCCTCCCTGGATGGTTACAGATTAAGGTTGGGGCCTCGGGATAACCGAGGCCCTAATTCTTTATGGAGGACACCATGACAACAAAGACCAAAGCCAAGCCGGCCAACGCTCGACAGGAAATCAGCTTCACAGTTGGAGAAGATACGTTCCTTGCCCGCCCGACTTTCCTGCTCCAACAAGCGATTGAGGTTGCCTGCAATACCTCGATCATCCCGATGGCTGCCCGCGTCGGATCGATGCAGCTCTCGCTCTCAGAGATTGCCGTGATCACGCAAACTGTGGCGCAATATTCCGATAAACCCCCTGCCAATTCGGATGATCCGCTATTCTACCGGCAAGCCGTTTACGAACACGGCTGGCAGAATTTAATAGCACCCGTTGGCGAGCTGCTCATGGCCTTCATGACGAGCGGATCGGAAAAAAAAGCAAGCGCCGGCGACGAAGCAAGCCCGGCGAAATAAATGAGGTCTATCCGATTGATCGCTACATGCAGCTCGGCCTCGGCTGGCTGGGGTGGTCGCCCGAAACCTTCTGGAATTCTACCCTCAAGGAGCTGGTTGCCGGCGTAGACGGTTACATGGAAGCCCACGGAATGAAGTCTAAGACAGAAGGCTTTGACGAATTGCTTGATATGTTAGACGAGGCGGAAGGTGTAGAATTCGCCTCGATCAAGAAGAAGCCGATCCGGAAACAGTAAGGGCTTACCATGGCGAGAACCGAAGTTGCTGATCTCCTAGTCCGCCTCAGTGCGGATATGGAACGCTACAACCGAGAGTTTGAAAGAGCCTCTCGGACGGCGAAGACCCATAGCGGCAAGATCAATAATTCCTTGAAGGGCGTCCAGAAGCAGTTCGGATCGCTTAACAAGGGTGCGAAACTCCTCGGCGGCGCGATCGCGGCAATAGGTGTCGGTCGCGCCGTTCGTGGTTTCGTAGAACTGGCCGATGCGGCGACCCAGGTACGGAACCGGCTCGGGCTTGTCACGAATAGCGCAGGGCACCTTAACCGGGTCCAGGAACGGCTATTCAAAATATCCCAGCGGTCTCGGGCTGAATTCACAGCAACGGTTAACCTTTACGGTCGTCTAGCCCTGGCATCCGATGAACTCGGAGCCAGCCAAGGCGACCTCTTGAAATTCACCGAAGCGATCGGCAAGGGGATTGCTATCACAGGAACCTCGGCCGCCCAGGCTAAAGGCTCCCTGCTCCAGTTATCACAAGCGATCGGCGGTGGTATTGTAAGAGCAGAAGAATTCAACAGTATCCTTGAGGGTACTCCTCGCATCGCACAGGCGGCCGCTGATGGTCTAGCCAGTGCCGGCGGCTCGGTATCTAAGCTGCGATCACAGGTCATCGCAGGCACCGTTAAAAGTAAGGAATTCTTTGAGGCGATCCTTTCGCAATCCGACGTTCTTAATAATGAATTTAACAACACGACTTCTACGGTCGGTCAGGCGATGGTCGGCCTTCGCAATCAGATGGTCCAGACCTCTGGCGAGGTCGATGCGGCGACCGGGTTCACCATAGCGTTAGTGGAATCCCTGCAATCAATTACTGAGACCCTTGGTGATCCGGCATTTAAGAAGGGCGCAACTGGCTTTATTAACTTCCTCGGAACAGTCAAAGATTTGTCTGTTGCCGGCTGGCAGTTCAATCCGCTGGTCGCGGCTTACAAGTTCTTCTCTGACGACGGCCTAGATATCGAGCCGATCGTCGTGACCACGCGGGCACTAAATGAGTCGCTGGATGATCTTGCAAGTAAGTCCACTAAGGCAGTTGACCCTCTCGAGGGATTGGCCCTCAAGTCCGGCGATGTCGCTGAATCGTTCCAGGAGATTTTCAAGGACAGTGAGCAGGCAAAAGATGCCCTCAAGCTCCTATCCAAAACGATAGAGGCCGGCGCAACCGAAGCCGAGACCTATGCCGATAAGGTGAGGGATGTCCAAGCCGCTCTGGCTTTCGCAACGGCCCTGGGTTTCGCGCCGACCGAAGAAGAAGTCCGGAAGCTAAACAAGGCTCTCAAGGAATCCGCCCCGGCCTTCAAAGCTGCCAAAGAGGCTGCCGAAGAAAATGCCGAGGAGATGGCAAAGATTTGGGATACCGCTCGGGAGGATATGTTTAGAGGCTGGCGCGATGGCTGGCGCGATCTACTAACTGGCAAGGTTGATACATTCAAAGCCTTCGCCAACACGCTGCTTAATATCGGTGCCGACCTCGCTGCAAACATGATCGCACAGCAGACATTCCAGCCTGCTTTTGGTGCCCTCTTTGGCGGAGCAACGGCTGGCGCTGCTGGGTCCGCTGCCGGTGGAACGGCTGGTGGCGCTGCGGCTGGTGCTGCGGCTGGCTCATTCGGGTTTAGTGGAAGCTATGCAGCGATCGGGAGCAACATGCTTTTGGGTGCTGGTCTGGGTGCGATCGGGGGCGGCCTTGTAGGCGATGCTCTTGGACTAGACAAGACAGGCAGCTCGATCGGCGGCGGGATCGGGGGTGCGATCGGTGCCGGCGCTTCGTCGATCGGCTTGGTCGGTGGCCCCATGGGTGTTGCGATCGCGCTTGCCGGCGCAATCCTTGGCGGGTTAATCGGCGATCTTATTGGAGGTAAACCTTCCGATCAGCTTGAAGGCAACAACGCCAATCTGCTCACTGGTGTTGTCACCCCCGGCAATCTTGGGCCCAACAAAAGAAGCCCCGAAAACCGGGATGCTGCGGACGCTCTGACAAATGCTCTAATCGGCGTCAAAGAGCTGCTCGAAAAGACTACGGGCGGCACGCTCAACGCAACCAATCTGCTCGTAGAAGTCGGCGATCGGGATGGATCGTTCCGGGTCTCCCTCGATGGACCCCGGCAAACCTTCCAGACCGAGACCGAGGCGTTCACGTTTATCGCTAATCAAATGGTCGAGAAGATGGCCGGTCTTACTCCTCGGATGCAAGAGATTGTAGACGGCCTGGACTTCGCCAACCTGGATGCCGTGGCAGAAACGCTCGGCCGTGCCCTAGCCCTTGAAACAATGTTAACGGGTGTTCAAGACGAGATCATCAGGCTGACCGATCCGAGGGCGTTCGCCATAGGCCAACTAGATGCGGCCTTCGATAACATGCGGGCGCTCGCGAATGAGTTTGGTGCTGATCTGGTCGATATCGAAACGCTTTACGGCCTCAAGCGAGCAGAGATTGTTGCGCAGTTCGGCGAAGAAATTGTGGATGTATTAACGGGCAACACCAACAAAGCCGTTAAGAGCGCCTGGGATGCTGTCTTTGCAATTATGAAAAGCAACCTTGATGAGCAGTTGAGCGGTCTCGCGCAACAGAACTCGTTGCTCCAGGAAATGTCTAGCACCTACGAAACGATTGCTCGCTCGATCGCGGCTGTTCAACGGCGCTTTATAACGGACCCCCGGCTTGGCGGATTATCCAACAAGGACCGTTTCGAGCAGCTGGGTGAGATATTCCGGGATACCCTGGCACGCGCTCGCAACGGTGATACCGATGCCATGGGAGAGCTGGCCCAGATCGCCCAGGAATACGGGTCCGCGAACCGGGCCTTTAATGCGTCCTCGAGCATCGCCGCCCAGGTCCAGGACGAGATACTCGGTGCGCTGGATGAGGTAGGAACTGTTGCTAATCGCGAATTGGCAATTGCCCAGGCTAACCTAGCAGCGAACGAAGCAACGGCCGCCGCGCTCGGGGCACAGCTCGAGGCCGCTGCAAACACTGGTGCTGGCATCGATCCGAACACTTACACGGTCGCCGATCTACAAGCCCTTAATGCTGCTTATGCTCATCAGGGCGGGGATGCGATGTCACCTGAGATGTTCGCGGCCTTCCAACAACAGCTTCTCCAGATCATCGATGGCGTAGACTCGAGCGCCGTCGATAGTCTTTTGAGCAGCTTGGATCATGCGAACAATGTCGGCGGTCCAGGCTCGGCCGAACGGGCGGCGGCTATAACCTCGCAGCTCCATGACTTGGGTATCCCTGGTTTCTCACAGGGAGGCCGAACAGGTAACGTGGCTTTCGTGCATCCGGGCGAGATGCTGTACACCGGTCCGCCGGCAAACGTGGTCTCTGCTCACGATCTTGCAAGTGGTGGCGGGGGTAGCTCAGATATCCGGGCGCTACGTGGTGAATTAGGGGCGCTGACGGACGTTGTGAGAGATCAGGGCATAGGCGGGGCACAATTAGCTGAAAGCGTTATGCGGGCCTTAAATCGCGTTTCAGGCAACCTTGAATTACAGAGGGCGGTGGCATGACCCAGAAGCTCCTCGCAAACCTGACCTTCTATGTCTCGGGTTCGCCGGTTACGTCGGTCATTCATGGCCTGACTACAGCGCGAGAGTATTTGGGCCCCAATGCTCCAAGGGTCTACAAGCCCCGTCTGATTAACTTCGCCAACTTCCGCCGGGATGTCGTGGCCGATGGTCGGACGTTCGGCCGATCGGAAACCAACGGCGGCATCCTCTCGATCGCCAACGCTGACGGGTATTATGATGGCTGGATAGATTACGGCGTCGGAGGGGATGCAACCCTGCTTTTAATTGACAGCGCCGCCCCGGATTACACTGGGGCGGTGAATTTCGTTGGAGCTAAAATCCGCCGGCTAGAGATGAACTTCCGGGAAATCTCGGTTCACATAACAGACCGCGCCGGCGAGACCGATCTGGAGTTTCAGACGAGCTTCTATCTGGGAACCAATGTCGCGGGAACAGGCGTCGAGGGTCTGCCTAATGATCTGCAAGGCCGGCCCAAGCCGGATGCCCTGGGTGTCGTTTATCAGGTGCCGTTGAATTGGGCGAACGAGACCGCCCTGCTCGCACACCTGGACAGTGAGCGCATCAGCGCGATCGCTGACAGCAAAGTCTATGATGGTCTGGTAGGTCTTACCCGCGGAGCGGCACACGTCACCCTGGCGGCGATTGTGGCAGCCTCTCCGGTCTCTGGTGAATTCGATTACTATCTCGGCGATGATGAGGACGGAGCCTATATCAAGCTCGGGGCGCAGCCTCAGTACAATATTACAGCCGATTACGATGGTAAGGCCCCGGCCGGCACGTTCAACCGAACTCCGGCGGACCTGTTCTCCTGGATATTACAATCTCGCGCCGGCGTTTCCTACGTGGACATTGACCGGGGAGACCTGGACGATCTGACCACGGCAGCTCCCTACGATCTTGGCCTGTACTACAGCCATTCCATCCCGATCCGGGAGGCCCTGGATTTCATCGCGATGTCATTGCCTGGATATTGGTTCGTTGATCGGAACAATTCTTACCGGCTCAAGCGCCTACTCGATCCTTCTCTGCAAACGGCAACGGTCGCGCTTCGTGTCAAACGGCCCACCCTGATTTCCAAGGCGACCGAGGGTGATATCGTGGAAATCACAAAGCTCGCCACCAACGATGCCGGCGGCGGCGTGCCGGCATGGAGCGTCAAGGTTCGGTATAGGCCGATCGGGCAGGTCACAGAGCTTGGTTTTGATACCGCTTCAACCCAGGCGATCCGCTCCTCATCGAAGTATGAATGGAGATCTGTAGTCACACAGGATACTACGGTCCTGGACCAGCATCCTCTTGCGGTTGAGATGGATTTTGACACCGCCCTAGCCAACGAAGCCGATGCCGAAACAGTCGCCGCCCAGCTTTTGAGCCTTTACAGCGTGCGCCGAGATCGGTTTCAGGTTACAGTGCGGCTCACAACGGCCGTGGCTGCGACAATCGATCTGGGTGCTGTAGTGTCGCTCACGTTTCCTCGCTTTGACTTGGCCGCCGGCAAGAACTTCGTCGTTTTAGGCATTCGGTATCGTGGTGTTGATGCTGAATCTGTGACCGAAAACATGATAGTTTTAGACTTATGGGGATAGTATGTCCGATCCAAGCACGATCTATTATCCGGTCTTTGGCTGGAGGCGCTGGACAGAAAAGACAACCTACACGGCCGCCTCTGCCCACGCATCATATCCCGCAAGCAATTTAGCAACGCTCCCTCTTTCTGATATCTGGGAGTCGACCTCGATCACAGGTCAATACGTCAAGGGCGAGCTGGATAAATCAAGGGGCCTCCGGCTCCTACTCATCCATCGTCACAACTTTTCCAATGATGCAACCTTCCGCCTTCGTCTGTATTCGGATGATGCCGCGACACAGGCTGATGAAGTCTACGACAGCGATGCTGATGCAGACCTGATCGGCGGCAATGATATCTGGCCGGTGGTCTACGGAGCAGAGCTTGAGTGGGAAGACGACAACTTCATTGACGGAAAATATACCGAAGACGAGAAACTGGATACTGTCTGGCCTCGTCCGATCTGGCTTTCGAGGGTCTATGAGTGCTTGTCCTGGAGGCTTGATTTCACGGATGCTGCCAACACAGACGGGGTGTTCCGGATCGGGATGATCGATGATTGCCAGTCTTACCAAATGACTCGCGGGTTTAGCCTTGGAACCAAGTTCGGATTTGAACAACGAACCCAGACCGTCACAGCATACGGGGGTGTCGACTACCATGAGCGCCTTGAAAAGAAGCGGACGGTTAATGGGAATTTGCGCTTCGTAGACCGGGATGAGGCGCTCGGCGTGTTCTATGAGCTTCAACGCCAGCACGATCTTGATGTTCCGTTCGCCTTCCTGATGGACCCTTACGACACGAAGAACTGGTTGCGGACCTGTGGAATGTATAAGATAGCCAAACTAACCACGTTGACCCGCGCTCATCGAGACTATGAAACGATCCAGATTGCCTTGAAGGAGGCGTTTTAATGACCACCCAAACGGTTACGGTTGGCGGCAAGGGATACAACGACGGGGCATATGATTCGTCAAGTAATCCTTACGGCCTAGCGAACGGCGGGCATCGCCAGGGCAACAACATGATAAACATGATGTTGGACGTTTTGGGCGAGGCTTCGGCATCTCTCCAGGATACCTCAATCACATCCCGCACGATCGCGTCCTCTGGCACCTTCACATTCACGCTGGTAAATAACCGCCCTATCCCGGCAGGCGTCTCAATCTTCGTTATTCAAACCGCCACCCCTGCGAACTTTATGTTTGGCACGGTCACAGATCACACCGGCTCTGTGATCACGGT